GTTGCAGTGCCACCGAACCCGGCTTTCTTGGCAGGCCCCGGGGGCGTCCCGGCCGTGCCGGGTATGCCTACCCCTGCGCCGATGCCTGCGCCCGCGCCTATGGCCCCGCCAGCCCCTTCCGCGCCCGTCTATCAAATGACGGCGGCGGCGGGCGGCTTTACTCGCGACCAGTATGTCGCGCAGGGTTGGACTGACGAGCAATTGCGCGCCCAAGGCATGATGCTGTGAACAAGAAACCCGCAACCAAAAAGGGGGCGGGCGGCCGCCCACGGCTCGGCGACGAGTTTTTGATTACGACGACGATTCGCCTCGGCGCGTCGCAGAAAGACAAACTCGAACGCTTGGGCGGTGCCGCGTGGATTCGCAGCAAGATCGACGCCGCGAAAGACCCGGCCGCCGTCGAGTAACCCCATACCCTCGCGCCCACATGGGCCGGGGGCTTTTCTTTGGAGCTTTTGAAATGCTTAATTGGTTCTGGCGCAAGGTCGCCGAGTTTTGCGCACGCGAGCGCGTTTTCGCTTGGATCGTCGAGCGTAGTTTGGCAACACCTTACTTGCACCTCAAACGCTCGCCGACTCAACTTTATATGGCGCGCTATTGGTTTTTTAATCCCTATCGCGAGAACGAAACGAAGCGTCGCCGCTGGCCTATCCCGCTTTCGATCCGTGTGCATTTCATCGCGGCCGCCGACGAAGGCCCCGAACACGATCACCCTTGGGCCGCGCGTTCGATCATCCTGCGGGGCGGGTATGTCGAGGAACGCGACCACGTTGCCCATTTGCGAGGCGCGGGCACGACTTCGACCCTAAAATTCGGCGAGTTCCACAAGATCACCCAAGTTTCGCCGCGTGGCTGTTGGACGCTGTTTTTCATGTATCGCAAGCGCGGCGGCTGGGGGTTTAAAAGCCCGATTGTCGGGGACAATTCGAGGATTAAATCGCAATGACTCACCCCGCCGAATTACTCGCAGGCGTTCAAATCCCTGCGGGCCTTGGGCATGCTTGCGTGCTGCCCGATATTGACTTCGAAACCTACAGCGAAGCAGGGTGTGTGTTCGTCTCTGAAACTCAAAAATGGGTCGGGCCGCCCGGTGCGCGCAAGGGCCAAAAGGGTCTTGGGGTCGTCGGCACGGCCATTTACGCCACGCACCCCTCGACCGAGGTTTTATCGCTGGCCTACAACTTGAAAAACGGCCAAGGCCCGCGCCGCTGGGTGCCCGGGGTCGGCTGCGAGTTGCCCGCCGACTTGATTGCCCACGTCATGCAGGGCGGCATTATTGAGGCGTGGAACTCAGCCTTTGAGTGGTGGATATGGAATTACGTCTGCGCCACGAAATACGGTTTCCCCCCGTTGGCTATCGAGCAAACCCGGTGCGCTATGGGCAAGGCTCGCGCGAGCGGATACCCCGGGTCGCTGGAAAAAGCGGGCGAAGTAATGCGGCTCACCACGCCCAAAGACAAGGCCGGGTCGGCACTACTCAACAAATTGTCGATCCCCCGCAATCCGACCAAGACGAACCCGCGTTTGCGCTTGTTGCCCGCCGATGCGCCCGAGGATTTCGCCGCGCTCTACAGCTACAACGACCGCGACATTTTGGCCGAGGCCGAGGCGTCGGCAAAGTGCCCCGACCTCACGGGCGAAGAACTGGAATTCTGGCTCGCCGATCAGCGCATTAACCGGCGCGGCGTGGCCGTGGATCGCGAGAGCCTGCACGCCTGCGCCCGCCTCGTTGAAATTTGCCTGCAACGCTACGACGCCGAGTTGCACCAATTGACGGGCGGGGCGGTCGAACGCGCGAGCCAACTCGAACGGCTGAAAGGCTGGCTTGCAGGTCAGGGCGTCTTTGTCAGTAGCGGCCCGGGGGCAATGGACGAGGACGGGATCGAGGCCATTTTGGGGGGCCTGCGGCCCGACCAAACGGCAGCACGCCGCGCGCTTGAGATACGGCAGGCCGTCGGGTCGGCCTCAGTCAAAAAAGTGTTTGCCATGCGCAATCAGCTTTCACCGTGGGGGCGGCTGCATGATCTATTCAATTACCACGGGGCGCGCACCGGGCGGCCAACGGGCGAAGGCCCCCAGCCGACGAACTTGCCCAAGGCAGGCCCCGCCGTCTTGAAATGCACGTGTGGCCGCCACACGGGGGCGCATTTGGCCGCCTGCGCATGGTGCGGCCTGCCGTTCCCCCCGGGCAAGAAAAAAGCCGAATGGGGGCCGGAAGCGATGGAGGACGTTTTGCAGGTCGTCAAGACCGGCGACCTCTCTTTGGTCGAACGGGCCTACGCTGACGCCATGTTGTGCGTTTCCGGGTGCCTGCGCGGGCTGTTCGTGGCCGCTGACGGCTGCGACCTCATAGCCTCGGACTTTTCCAGCATCGAGGGCGTAGTTACGGCCTGCCTCGCGGGCGAAGACTGGCGCGTAGAAATGTTCGCCACGCACGGCAAAGCCTACGAATTGAGCGTTGCGAAAATTACCGGCATTCCCTTTGCCGAAATCATGGCACACGCGGGCTTTGAAGACGTAGAGCGGCCCGAGTGGTGGAAGCATCGCGCCGACAAGACAAAACCGCATCACCCCCTGCGCCAAACGCTCGGCAAGGTCGCCGAGTTGGCCTCGGGTTTCGGGGGTTGGATCAACGCTTGGAAGCGGTTCGGGGCCGACGCTTTCATGAATGACGACGAGATAAAGAAAGCGATTCTCGCTTGGCGCGACGCCTCCCCGGCAATCGTCGAATTGTGGGGCGGCCAAGAGCGGCGCGTCGGCTGGGATCGTCACGCCGAATTCTTTGGCCTTGAAGGCATGGCGATTTCGGCCGTACTCTCCCCCGGGCAATGGTTCCACGTCATGCGCAAGGACGGCTCGCATTCGGGCGTCTCCTACCTTTGCCACGGCGACGCGCTGTACTGTTGGCTACCCTCGGGCCGCGCGCTCACCTACCACGCTCCGCGCCTCTCAGCCAATCAACGGGGCTTCGGCGGTCAGTATTCGCTATCGTTTGAGGGCTACAACACGAACCCCATGCAAGGGGCGGTCGGCTGGGTTCGCATTGATACCTACTCGGGCAAGCGGTGCGAAAAAGTCGTGCAGGCCGTCGCCCGCGATATCCAACGCCACGCAATCGTGAACTTGGAGAAAGCGGGTTACCCGGTCGTGCTGCACGTCTACGACGAGGATGTGGTCGAGGTGCCGCACGGGTTCGGCTCGATTGAAGAAGTCGAGCGGATCATGGGCACCATGCCTGCATGGGCTACCTACAAGGGCAAACCGTGGCCGATCCGCGCGGCGGGCGGTTGGCGCGGCCGTCGGTATCGCAAGGAATAAAAAATGACCTATCGAACCGACGAAGAACTCGAACGCCTGTGGTACATGGTTGGTGCGACTGACATTTCGGAAGCCTTCCGGCGGGCCGGTGAAGCCGAGAGCCTGCTTGAAAGTTTAGAGGGTGATTTTGAAAAGCGGTACGAGGTGCAACTAGAACAAAGCGAATTTCGACGCGAGTTAATTGAGCGCATCGTTGAAATGTGCAGTCAGGAAGGCACGAAAAAAGACCTTGTGAAAGCCATTAAAACCGCGCTTGAAAATTCTTTTGTGGAACTTTGAAAAAAGCATTGCCTAATTCTATTTTGTGTTGCATAATTCACCCATCGCAACACACAACGGAGATTGAAAAATGGCAGTTTTTAAGATCGTAGAAAAGAAAAACCCGCTTGTCGTGCACGCGCATTGCGACACTCGCGAAAGCGCGCAGCGTTGGCTCGACGTGAACGCGCCGGAATACTGCGCGAAAGGTTACTTTATGGACAAGACCTTGACCCCCGCCGACTTTGAAATCAAGGAGTGCGCAAAATGACAATTTTTGCAACTGGCCCAAGTGTCGAAAAATTGCGCGAGGCCATCGCAAAGTTTTATTGTCGTGACAATCTTGACGAGGTGAAGGTTGACGGCGAAAAGGTCATTCTTTCAGGTAAGCACATGGCAAGCGTCAAAGTGACGCGCAAGCGCAAGCGTTTTGTTTTTGAAAGCTACTACCCATGAAGTTCTACATTGTGCGCGTCGGCGCGTTGACTTATCGCGATTTGCAGCCGTCAAGCTGCGACGCAATTCTCGCGGCTATGAGTCGCTTTCCCGGGGCGACTCGAATCAGCGCAAGGCCCGCGCCATGACCACGGCAAGCCGGTTTGACGCATGGGCGCGTCGCAACACAAGGTCGGGGGAATGGCAGGCCGCGAGCGAGGGTTGGCAAGCCGCGTGCGACGAAATCCTCGGCGATCTGCGTGCCCTACGCAAGAAATACCGGGATCGCGGGCAGTTGCCCAAAGCGCAGGGGGTCGATCAGGCAATTGGCCGTGTGTTGCGTGTGAAGCGCGACGAACGAAAAAAGGCGGTCGCGATATGCTGAAATTTTTTGGGCGGTTTCTTGTGGGCTTGCTTGTCGTGAGCGTGCCCGTCGCGATCTTGGTCGGCTATATTCACCACGCCAACCGGCCAGATTTGCACCCCGTGGCTATCCCGCCGCCGCTTGAGGCCCAACCCCTACCCCCGAGCGAATCCAGCCCCTACACGCGGCGTATTGCGGCCGAAAGGCGCTTTCAAGAGAGATTGCAAGCGGAGTACGCCCGAGGCTACAAAGACGGCCTCAAGGGGCGGCAGGCGCGACCCTGATTTTTAATTCGTCTTGGCAGGCTGCGAGCTTGGCTTCGGTTCGGCCGATCCCGTCGCGTAAGGCGAAATAAGCCGATTCAGCGTCGGGAGTAAGCTCGGCTCGGGTTCCAGAATCCACGCCGGGGGCGGCGGCAATGCCGGGGCCTTGGGCTGGGGGACACGTTGCGGCGATGCGCAACCCACAAGTGCCAGCGCGAAGGCAATCGCGAAGACGATTCGTTTCATTTTGTGCCCCTTGGAGTTCGGCGAGGTGTTTGTCATTCGAGGTTGCCAGTTCGGCCGCTTTGGCGTCTCGGTCGGCCGTCATGGCGTCAAGCTGGCGCGCGGCTTGCTTGGCGAGTTCGAGGCGTTCGCGGTCGTGTTCGGCGTTCAATCGCCAGCCGTTACCGGCCCAACCCGCAGCGAATGCCCCGGCGAGGGCCAAAATCAGGCCGCCAAGGCGCAAATAAAGCCCGGGCGTCACGCCAGCACCTCGCGAGCCTTTTCGTACTTTGCGAGGCGGTCGGCGTAGCCGTTGGCGTCACCCTCGGGCGCAGTCTTGCGGCCCCGGTTGATTACGTCGCTCACGCCGTCAAAGTCGCGAGCGTCGGCCCATTTGTTGAGGTCGTGCGCTGCCCAAAAGTCGGCCGCACTCAAGGCGGCCCAGCGCATTTGCGCCAGCGTGTCGGGCTGCACTTCAAAGTCGGGCACGTTCATGCCGGGGAATTTCGCGCGAAGCCGGTCGCGTGCGGCCGCGTGATTGGCTCGCCCGGTGACTTGGATTAGGCCGTGCCCGCGAAATCGTTTGCCGTCCCCGGGTCGGGTGTTGCCAAGGTCTTTTCGACCCTCATAGCGGCTTTGCGTAGGGGTAGGCCCCCAAAGCTCGGTCGTATAGACAAGGCCCCCGGATTCGTGGCCAACTTGGGCGAGGAACGCGGCTTGCCGCTCGGGCGTGTCGATCCCATAGGCACCCATCGCCATTTCGATTTCGGGCAACCACATCGCGGCCAATGCAAGGCGCGGGCAACCCGTGCAGGCTTGAAGCTGTTCGGGGGTCATGATGCGCGCGGCCTTTGGAAAATGCCATGCAATCGACGTTCATAGGCGAGCAAGATCGCCAAGCCGACGCAAATCGACGTGATCGGCCAACTCGGCACGTAACCTTGCGTGATCAAAAGAACAAGGCCCGCAGCCCCCACGGCCAAAAGCCAAAACGCGACACGAATCGGAAAACGACAAGTGCCGCTCATGAGGTTTATTGCAGGCTCGACGCGCCAAAAAATCACGACTGCGGCGAGCAACGCGATAACTTGAAGCGTGTGTGTCATTTCGTTACCTCGTCGGCTTTTTTGGTTACGAATTTCATGATCGCGGGGCCGATAACCTTGTGCGACATGAGGCCGACAAGCACCGCGACCGGGAGTTGCAGCGTTGCGACCGTGAAAATCCCCCGGGCCATTTCGAGCGAGGCGGCGACCGAGGCCGTCGCGGGGGCGAGATACCCCGCAATAACGCTCGCGATCATGGTCAGGCCGACACGTTGCAAAATGTGCATGGGCGGGTGATAGCTTTGCGCCCACACACCACCGGCAAACCCTGCGATCAATACGGCCGGATCGAGGCCGGTCGATACCCCGAAAATCGTCAAGCCCGTGGCGGTCGCTGCGGCGGCGGGTACGCTCAAGTCGGCCATTTATTACCCCTTTTATTGGTTGATTTTTGCAACCGCAAGGATAGCAGACGGAATCGAAGGGCCAAAGCTCGGGGCCGGATCGGAATCGAGATTGATCGTCGTCGAATCCACGGCCCACATGAGTTCGAAATAACTCCCGGCCGCAAGCGGTAACGTGAAGTTCCACGCGGGCACGGCCGTTACCGAACTCCCCGCGATTGACTCGTGCGAATTGGATCGCGGCACGTCCACGCCGTTGACGCGAGGCCAAATGTAGATATTGCCCGTGCTGGAAGTGGTTTTGGCTACCTGCAACGAGAATTGAAAATCGTAAAGGCCCGACCGTTCGACCACGATGCGCGAAGGATTCAACGGATCGCGAGAAATGCCGCTCGCAATTTCGGTCGTGTCGAACGTGACGGCCTTCGGCGTGTTGATCGCCGTTTGCGTTTGTACCGTTGTATCGCTGAAAACGCCATATTGCAGACGCGGGAAAAGCGCGGGGCGCACGAGTAGCGTGCCTGCCGTCGGGTGCGCCTTGACGACGGCCGCAATGATCACGGCCACGGCGGGCGGCGGGGGTTCGATACGGGTCAAGCCCCCGGGGATCGTCGGCGAGGCGTACAGAATGTCGCCTTCGACCCACGTTTCGCCGTAGGGCGTGCCGCTTGTGTCGAGGTCGTGAACCTCGCCGAAGGTCGTCACACGGCCGATTGTGCCCGCGTCGGGTATGTCTTCGCTCGTGAGGCCGATCACGTAGAGGGGCGGCACGCTACCGTCGGCCAGCATGGGCGCGCACTTGGGCACCTCGTTCGGAATATCGGCCCCAGCGAACGCGACGACTTTGCCGTTCGGGATTGTCACGCCGGTAAAGTTGGCCGCGCGAATGAACGTCTCGAAGCCGTGTTGCAGCGTGACGCCGCCGCCCGGGCCGCCGAGATTTGTTTCGACCGTGCGTACCGTCGGATTCCATCGGCTTTCCCCCTCGGCCAGCGTTGCGGGCTGAATCGCGAGGTCGAGTTGCAGGGCTTGCACGCGGGGCGTGTTCGTCCATCCGAAATCGCCGTCGGCCGCGCTTTGCTTTTGCAAGACGGCAAATTGCGCGCCGCCATCGGGCACGACGCCCGTACCGCCCGGAAGGGTAAAGGCGACCTCGATAGAAGTCGCGGCCGTAGCCAAGAGAATCTCGATTGTTGCGCGGCTCATTGGGTAATGTCCTGTACGACGGGCACGAGGAAAGTATCGCTCGAAATGATTGTCGCGCCTTCGGTGATTTGAATATCGCACCGCAGGCCCGCAATCGGCCATGTGGTCGTCCCGGCGGCTGCGGTAAGGGTGAAGCTACCCGGCGACGTGGTTTGGTTCCCCGGCGTGACCGTAAGCCCCGCCACGAGTTCGCCCGCGACGGTACGAATCTGGCCCGCCAAGGTCTTACCCGTGAGCGACGCGGGCACGCCGTCGATTTTGTAAGTGCAAGCGAGGGTGAAGGTATCGCCGTGCTTGAAGTCGGGGAGGGATTTCACGGGGCCGCCTAGCAGTGATTGCCCGACGGGTCGAACACGTCGAGCAGGTTGTTACAAACCCAATTCGCAATCGTGAATCGCCAGCCGCTACCCTGCGCGACATAGCGTTGCAGGCGGGCGGTAACGAGCCATTCGCGCGGCCGCTCCCAAAAGAGTAGGGCGGCGAACGTGAGATTCGCGAAAGCATCCATCGCCAGCCCAAGGGCGACGAAGGGCAAGGAAAGGCAGAAAGTCACGGGGCCGAGCCGCTTTGCAAGGTGCGCGCGGTAAATGCCCATGACCAAGACATATACGGCCCAAAACGCCCACAAGTAGGCGAGCGTATAGCCTACGAAGCGCGCGGCGTTCATTGCGGCCACACTAGCGCGGGGAGTTCGGCGGCGAGTTCGTCAAGCGTGGGGGCGGCACGGGTGCCAGCCTCGACGGCTGCGAGTATCTCGTACCCTTTGGCCCAAGTCGCGTCGCGAGCCTCGACGGCGTATTGCCCTTCGGCCTTGAACTTGGCGACCGCGCTCGTCGCATACGTGGCGGCCGAGAGAATGCCGTCGTAATTGCGGGTACGGGCGAAGTCGTCGAGCCGCTTTTGGATTGCGGCGGTATAAGCGGCAATGATTTCGGCGGCGGGGGGCGGTTGCGAACGAATCGGGCAAGGCGTAAGCGCCTCGGCCCATTTTGGCAAAGGCTCGCCATCAGATACTTCACATTCGTAGTATCCGTCTTTTTCATCTTTGAAAGCTAATTTTGTCATTACCCAACCCTCGTAATAGTGAATGCAGAAAGGGCCGCAGTACCGCTTGCCGCCCCGTCGGTATGCGCCCGGATAACTGCCCCTGCCGGAAGAAACCCAACCCAAGGGGACGACCCCGGGAAACCTGTCGCTTGATAACCTGCGGATATTCGATCAGCCACATTGATGGAGTTGATGCTCATCGATAGCTGCGTCGAATTTAGGGAAAGCCCGAATACCGCCGAAGTAGTAGAAGCCCACGTAAAGACAACCGCATACACCCCGGGGGCATTAATAGTAAAAGACCCCCCGAGGGTTGCGCTATCCGCGTAAGTAACGTCGGCCCCTTGATTTGATACCGTATTGAGAAAACGAAGAATGCAAGTATTGGTCGAGCCGTAACCCTTTGCGGTATTGAGGCGAACCATGCTTCGGGTTGTTTGCTGATTCAAAATTGCGGGGACGTAGCTTACGACTTCGACCGTATTTGCCGCCGTCGCCCGCAAAATGCAAGTATCGCCCGCTTGCGTAACGATGTTCGCCCCGGTTTGCGTAACGATGTTCGCCCCGTTTGTCAGGGTCAAAGACGCGGCAAAACGCGCAAAATAGAGCAGTCCGGCGGCTACCGTAAAAGCTGAAATACTCGTGGTTCCCGTGATGTTAATATTCCGCGTGGAAGCCGCCCCCGTTGTTAAATTAACCGTAGCCGCCGAAGCAATATCAACCCGCAAGGTATCAACAAGGTTTGAGGCCGCAATCCCGTTGGCGGGGTTTTGCAATACCCATTTGTCGAGTGTCGCGTCATACACGAGTTCGAGCCAATGCCCAGCGCCCGCAATGTCACCCGCAGCAAGCGCGAGATTGTTGCCCTTGACGATGGTTTTCGGCGCGAGTACGCCACTATTCGGCGTGAACGTGGGCGTCGTGGTCGCATTGGCCGAGCCTGCACGCACGAGCCATTTTTGCGTGCCCGGGGCCGCAGGGTATGCCGTGGGCGCAAGGGCGAATGTGCCGGTCAGGGCATCGGCAGTGCCACCCGCAACGCAACTCGTGAAGTATGCACTTTGCAAGCGTGCCGCAGTCGGCAAGAGCGCCCATTTCGTCGCGTCGCTGGGTAGCGCGGTATTGGTGCCCACAAGGGACAAATACAAGTCGCCAGAATAGCGAACAATCGCGTTCGCGCCGTAGCTGTACGCCGTGCCGCCGTTGAGCGCCGAGGTAATGAAGTCGGGCACGCCTTGGGCTTGAAGTTCGGCAATCGCGGTCGTGATGTCGAAAAATATTTCGTTCATCTTGTCGCGTTCGATGTTCTTCGCGGCCGGGTCGGTCTTTTGGCGTTGATAGTCGAAGCCGTAGCCCGCCGTATAGGAAACAAACCCGTTCACGTCCACGGCATCCGGCACCGCCGTTTTGTCGCCACTCGTAGCGAAGGGAATGCGGAAAAATTTAAGCATGATAGAAATTCCCGTTATTGAAGGACTCGTGATACCGGCCAAAACCCCAGCCGTCGGCTTCACCCATGATAACAAAATCCACTTTAACGCCTGCGGGGCGTGGTAGCAAATCGTATTGAGTCAACACCGTTTCGAGGTCGGACGAAAGCGGGAAGCCGAAGACATATCGCGCGTTCATGCTCACGCCGTCCACGACGTAGGCGGGGCCGAGGGGCTGGAATAGGTAGGCAAAAAAGCGATTGATTTCGGGCACCGCGCCGTCGGTCGTGAGTTGGAAGTATCGCAAGCGAAGCACGAGGCGTTTTTGTTCGGTCGTGAGAATCGAACTTGAAATGCTTGCGAAGTTGCCGTGCGTGAACGGCTCGCGATAAATGCCAAACCCCCAAATGGGTTTATCGGCCGCGTCACCTTGCGAAGCAACCGCGAGCGGAATATTCAGGATCACGGCCCACACTGCGAGGCCAAAGTCGTTCGCCGTGCGCAGGTCGAAAACGTCTCGAACCCAATCGTCCCAAAATGTTTTTTGGTTCGTGTCGTACCACGCCTGTTTCTGGCGCAATAGCCCTTCGAGGCGCGCGGCGTCGTTATATTGCCAGAGCAAGGCCCGAAGCAAATCGACGGAAAAGTCGAATTGTTGAATGTTCATAGCACAATGACTTGAATGGTCGCGCTCGTGATCGTGGCGATTTCGGTGATACCGATTGGGATTTCACCAGTTTGCCACGCGGTCGGCGAAGCGAGAGAGATTTCGCAAAGTTGCACATACACGCCGGGGGCTTCGCGGCTCACGGCCCCGGCCAGTTCGAAGGCCGACACGCTGCCACCTACGATAAACCCCGGCTCGCCAGCGATCAGGCCTGCCGCATAGTCGAGAATGGCTTGCTTGACTGCGCTCGGCACATCCACGAGCGAACTACCGTTGCGCACGGTCACGCGAGCTTGCACGGGCACGGGCGTCGGGCGGGAGAACTTCACCGGGTACACCTGCCCGCTTGCCGGTTCGGTAACGTTTACCGTCGTCGAGCCGTTCCATGCGCAACCGAGACTCTTGTGTTCGAGCAAGGCCGCAGCGACTGCCGCGTCGGTGCCACCGTCAACGCAAACAAAGATCGAGTGCGCGACCATGCTCACGCCGTCGATTGTTTGCGTCGTGTCGGCCGTGTTTTCTCGAAAACTCAACGAGCGAACGCCGTCGGTATCGTAAAGCCCCGACGTGATCGCAATCGGCAACGCGACGTTTTGAAGGCCGAGCGTGTTTTTCCGACGCTGGCGCGATGCAAGGTCGCTTTCTTCGGCGCGGCCCACCGTGGCCGCCGTGGGATTGGTCACGCTGTCCCATCCGAGAATGGCGGTAACGATCTGCGTCAACGCGCCCGCGTTGGCCGCAATCGGGCCAGCTTCGACGGCTTGAAACTCGACGTACCCGTTCCCGCCGCCGTCAAGGGTGACGGGCGACACGCTGGCAAAGAGGGTGCCGTCGGATAGCGACGCTTGCGAACCCGCAGGGATCACCGTACCGGGCAGGCCGATAAGGTGAACCCCGGGGATCGTCGAATGGGTCGCGGCGAGACGTTGGCCGCCCGTGAGCGCCCAAATCGCGTCGAGGAACACGCCCCCGGCGAGGTTTGGATTGATCTGGTTCGCGAGGGCGGCATTGTTGCGCACGACGTTCGAGCGTGCCGCAACCTCGGCCGTGATCAACACACCTTGCGGGGTGTTCGGCGTGACGACCAAATCTTGACCGAAGACGGCTTTGTATTCGCCTTCGACTTCGGTTTGAATGTTGGCCGTATCGGGGACGATTACCCCCGTCGTGTCGATATATTGGTAATCAGCCATTGAGCGCCCCCAGCCCGTAAATTGTTTCGATGGTCGCTTGGTATGTTAGCTTATTGCCCGAGCGCGTAGTCGCCAAACTCACGACGGCCGTTACACCTTCAACGGCCGAAAGTGTGGCTCGCAAATAGGCTTCGAACTGCGAGAGGTTCGGGGCACCATTCCACACGGCCGCGAAGTTGGGCAAGCCCTGATCGACGGCGTAAATCATTTCCCCGAGTTGAGTTTGCGCGGCTTGCTGACACGCTTGCATGACCGCTTCGAGGCCGGTCGCAGTAGCGAGCGACCCGTCGGGGCCGATGTATAGATCGTTTTTCGAATCGACTGCAATTACGCGGCTCATGACGGCCCCCCGGTAGTCCCGCCCTGCGGATCAGAATGCACATGCGTGCCGAAGTTGATACCCCCGATTGTCGCACTTGCGAGCGTGGCCCCGCCAGTGACGCCGAGCGTCGATTGCATGGTGACGGCCCCGTGAAACGTAGTCGGGCCGACCACATCAACCGAAGACGGCCCCACCGTGACCGATAGCGCGCCTGCGGCGAGCTTTACGCGGTCGGGCCATATTGCGACCTTTACCGAGCCGTCGAGCGTTTGCAAAACGGCGTTGCCCGCGTCTTCGCCCGCGATGGTCATGCCGTGCATTACGTCAGGGATAAACACGGCGTCTTGAAACGAGTGTTTTCGCAAGGTGTTCGGGGCGTTTTCGGTGTATGACTGCAAAATCAACGAAATGTCGCGGTCGTTCGCCTTGATCCAGCCGAGATTACCGGCCACGAGGTTAAACGATAGCGCGACATTGCCGCCGCCGAATTGCATTACCGGCACGCTCGCGACCTGCGCGCGGCCGACCTGCCGCCCGTCGGTCGTCAAGAGCTTTACCAAAGGCAACACCGTCGCCCGATTGGTTGAGCGGTCGTAGGAAATCACCCGGGCGGGCAACATGTCGTCCACGCCCTGCAAGAATTTGTCGAGCAATTGGCGCGCCATGCCGAGCAAGGTGCCGTCGTTTGCTGGGTCGCGCGAGGGGTTCGCGTGCGGAGTGGTTGCCATGATCAACCCCCGCCCGTGCGAGTCGCTTCGGCGATGTAATAAAACGGCGTGTCGCGGCTGGCGAGTTCGAACCCAAGTTTCGCCACCGTGTAAAGACCGTTCGCGGCCGGGTTGAGCTTGCTCGTGATGTTGAGGCCGCCGCCTAGTACGGTTTGATTGTCGAAAAGCATTTTCACTTTGATACCCGTTTCGGTGAATTCAGGTATCCCGATCATGCCAGTATCGAGGCTCAAATTGCGCGTGCGTCCCTCTAACGGTGCGTTGAAATCCTTCACCACGAGGGCCAAGTCGTCGATATACGCATTCACTCGACCCATGACGCCCAATTGCTCGACCTGTTTCACCGCGCTACCCGTGAACGTGTAGTTTGCGATTTGCTTCGCTGCCGCTTCAAAGGTCAACGAGAGGCCCAAATCGGACGCCACGCGCGACGCAATGTTGCGCAAGGGTGCGACCCCCGGTTGCGACGTTGCGATGATCTGGCCTTTCGCGTAGTCCCCGGCCGCAGCCTTGAGCGTCAAGGTAATGTCGGGGGGCTGGCCGCCGACTGCGTTCGTTATGTCACCAGCGAACACGAGCGAATAACCCGTGCTAACGCGACCGGCTTCGACCGTGAGAATTTTCCGGGTCTTGTCTTTGTTGAACGGCGAAGTCGCAGTGAGCAAGAAATCGCGCGTCGCTTTGTCGAGGTTCGTAATTTTCACCTCGCATTCGTTCTGGTTTGCGTTGGCGTATTTCGTCCCCGAGGCCGTGACGTTCAAGCCCTCGTAAAGTTTCAATTGCCCGTCAACCTCGATACCAATGCGAAGCAAACGCGGGTCGAGCGTATTCGTGGCCATGATCAGGCCGCCCGATATGCCGCGAGTTCGGCGGTCGTCAGATACACGAGAAATTGCGTAACGCCGAATTGATCCCAATAGGGCAACGCTTCACCGTCCACGGTAAGCAAGAAATTGCCCGACTCTTGGTAACGGTACGGCAAAAGCGGCGTGCCCGCAGTGACGCGCACGTTCGAAACGAGGGTAACGCCGTCGCGCGTGATCGTGGCCGACATGACGCCGTTTGCCTCGTGCATGGCGATAACGTATTGCCGCCCGCCAAGCTGTACGGCGAGTTCCTGATTTGCAACGGCGGCGAGTCCAATGTCGATCATTTGAAGAACCCCGAAAGAACGGATTGTTTACGCGCTGGCGGGGCCTCGGTCGGCTGTTGCTGGCCGCGCTGCACCGTGTTCGAGTCTTTCGGCTGGCGCACCTTGAGCGGGGAGAATTGCGGCTGCACAAACTGCGCCTCTTTGAGCGAGAGGGCCAAGGTCACGCCATCGAGCATTTCGGGCGTTTCGTCGTGCGGCATTTTCTCGATCAGCATAGACGCGAACGACTCGACGCGCGTTTGCACCGTGAGCAATTCGCCACGCTTGAAAAGGTCGGCGACCTGTTGATAAACCGCGCGATAGTCTTCGCTCGAAAGGATCAACGCGAGTTCGATTGTCGTCGGCAAAACGATACGGTGATCGACGATGCTTGCGCCCGTTTCTAACGGGTGTTCCATCGCCTTCGACGTTCGCATGATGGTCGCTTTGATCGCGCGAGCCTTTTCAAAGACCTGCGAAAAATCCGACTTCAAGACGGCCACCACGTCTTGCGCGTTCGTGGAAATCATGCGAGCACCCCGTCGTCGAAATTGTTCACCGTTTGCCGCATTTGCGTTTCCATCGTGCCGCCGATTGCCTTCGAAATGCCCGCCGCGTCGGTCGCTTGGGTATGCACCTCGACTTTGCCGACCTGCACCGACGCTTGCTTGCTGCGCGAACTGTTGGCAATGCTGGTCGAACTTTGGGCCGTGAGCGGCGAGGATGCGGCCGCGCCGAGTTGGGCTTTGCCAGCCCCCAAGGCGGCCTCAGTATCGCCACCAAAGCCGAGATATTTCAACGCCGAGGACACGCCCGGGATCGCGTTCAAAATCGCTTTGAGGCCCCCCAAAATCAGGTCGAGGAACGCTTGAAACGCGGCGGCCGGATCGTTCCACATATCGACGAAGAAATCGAAAATGGCGACACCCGCTTGCCATAGCATTTTGAGGGCGTCGGCAATCCCCCGGGCAATCTCCCCGATGATCGGCCATTTGTTCACGACGGCCCCGATCATGGAGTCGCCGCCCTCTATGAAATTCATAATGTCGTCGTAGATCAGGGCGAAGGCCACACCAGCCGCGATTACGGCCGCAGCAACGAGCGCAAACGGGGCGATCATGGCCCACACTGCAATCGCCCCCTTGATCGCCGCAGGAACCACGAAATAGAGGATCGCGCCACCAATCGCAATCATGACCCCTTCGACGAAGTGCGAATGCTTCATAAGGTAGTCGATAAACATGCGAACGTATTTCGTCGCCGTGGTCATGGCCTCGGTGAAAAACGGCATCGTCGAAATTTTGAACGCCTCAATCACTTTTTCGAGGTAGAGTTTCAGCACGTTGACTTCGAGCGATAGGCCCTTGCTGGCCTTCGTGAATTCGGCCGAACGCTTCACGGCGGCTTCAAGATTGAAACCGCTCACGCGATCAACTTCGGCCATTCGGCGTTGCAATTCCACGAGGTCGGAATTAAAGAGCTTGAGCAACGCCGGGTCGAGGCCGAGGCGTTCCATGACGCGAATTTGCGTGCCCTTGTCCATGTCTTTGAACTTGCCCGCGAGTTCGGTCATAACCTCAGTCGTGGGCTTAATCTTGCCCGTCGCGTCGGTAACTTTGATGCCCAATTCTTCGAACACCTTTTTCGCGCGACCCATGCCGAGGAACGTGTCTTGCACGGCGGCTTCGAGGCTTTTCAGGGCACCTACGCTTTGTTCTTCGTCGATCCCCAGCAACCCGGCCGCGTCGCGAAATTCGTCCACGGCCTCGGCCGTCGAACGGAATTGCAACGCCAACCGTTCAAGCTGGGTATATGCGGCGGCCGTGGATTTGACACCGGCCACAAGGGCACCGAGCGACATGCCGATGCCGAGCAAGCTCGCGCCCTGCGCGACCATCTTGTAAAGGCCCGCACCGGTCTTTGCGCCCTCTTTATCGACACCCTTGAGCTTGTCGATCAGGCCGTCGGCTTTTTTCTCCGACTCCCCGAGGCCCTTGTCGAGCTTCGAGGCGTCGGAGTCGAACAAAATGTAAAACGTGTCGAGGATGCTCATTTGCTTTTCTTTGCGTGTTCTATGGCGAGGTGTTCATTCCAGCGCGTGACCATGATCACTTCCCAAATGTTGAAAGCGTCCTCGACGCTGTAAATTGTTCGAAGCTCGTTTAGCGTCGCTTTTCCTTCGGCGACGATTGCGCCGATAAATCCATCAACGTTTTGGAAAGGAACGCTTGGGCTTTCTGGGTGATAGCCTCTAAGAAAGTCGAGCCTTTCCCGTTCCCGAAAAAACTTACGTTGTACTCCATCATTGCGAATTCAATGCGGGCCAACGTTTCCCAATCGGGCACATGATTGTCCACAAGGGCGCGAGTCGTCAAACGCAACGGCTCGCGCCCCTCTTGCGGCACGGCAACGAAGGCCATGAGCTTGAGCATGGTTTCTTCGTTCACCTGATAGTCGCCGAGTTTCGGCATTGCCGAAAGCGGATACTTGGCGATGATTTCCCGACCTTGGATTGCCGGGAACTTCGACAAGACGTACACGCGGCTTTCGCCGCGCTGCGTCTCGATAGTGATCTCTTTTGGTTCGATCATGGTGCGCGCCTTTAGGTGCGATTGACGTTTTCGAAGGCGAAGACGTAGGGTTTCGATTTGAGACGGCCAGAGCTTGCGGCACTGTTCGCGGGCATACCGTCGGTGATCGTGCCTTGGGTGAAAGAGGCCGTGCGGCCGTCGGGATAAACGACGGTGATGCCGACCACATCCCGGGCACCTTGCTTGCCCTTGCCGACGCGGTTTGCGTCGAACAAGACGGCGAGGTTTTTGTCGTCCTCGCTGTTGGGCACGATATTCAGGGTCAAGGCAATGGGGTTCGCCTTGCTCCATGTGATCAGGTCGCCATTCACGCCCATCGCCTTGTCGCGAATTTGCATCGAAGGCGCGTCGAACGGGTCGGCGTCGTCGGCGAACTGCGTCAAGCTGATACCGCTCGGGAAAGTTTGCGAGGCCGTGAGCTGTACCCGCAGGCCAAATACGCTAATGTCATTCATGGTTCATTCTCCGAAGTGTGGTTGCGGGTTAGATCAGGACGTGAGAGCCTTCGACCTTGCGAATCGCGTCGTCTTTGGAATAGATCAGGGTGTAAACCGCTTTCCATTCCGTGCGACCGTCTTGCGTGACGTAGCTTTGCAAGGTGCAGTCGATCCAGTAGCCGAGGCGGTACACCTGTTGCCACGCTTCGCCGTCGCCGGTCAGGTTGCCAATGTAGAGCTTTTGGGTCGTGGTGAGCGGCTTGCCGACGCTGATCGTGCCATTGAAGGTTGCTTGCTCGATCACGCTTTGCAGGATCGCCAGCAATTGCGCGCGGCCGGTCGTGTTGGCGGGCACCCGCGAGGCCGAGAGCAAAAGCGACATGATCGCAGCGCCTGCGGCATCCTTGAGCCACATTTCGTTTGCGTAGGTGTTCATATCGACCGGATCAGTCGCGAGGCCCATCATGACGCCGCGTTGATAAAAGTCGATGTATTGGCCTGCGGTTTGGGTGCGGCCGTAGTAGTTCACGCGCGAGGCGTCCATGCTGTTTGCGGTCGGGTCGTCGCTCACGCTGGGGGTGAGGGTGCCTTGCTGGAACATGTAGTTCTGCACCGAGTTGCGGCGGCTGTAATCCGTCGCGGCCAGAATTGCCGAGGGCAGTAGTTCGGGGTACTCGGTCGAAATCGGCGAGAGGGTCGTCGCAACGCCAGAGAGGCCCGAGAGGGCGGCGTAATAGCTCGCGGCGTCGGCCTGCGCAATGCCCAGCGTGAACATAAATTTCACGTTGTACGAGTCGTTTTGCACGGCCACGGCGGCGGCTTGGGCCTGCGTGATCGTTTGAATGAAATTGAACGAGCCGAAGTTATCCGAGGCCGTCACGCTGGCGAGGAATGCGTCGAGCGGTTCTTGTGCGGCCACGCCCGGGGAGAACACGGCCGTCGCGTCCCAACCCAGCAACGAACGCACGTCAACGCCGGTTGCGGCCGCAGCCGTGGCAACCGGCTCGGGGCCGACCACACCGCCCACGAGTTCGAAGCGATTCGCGGTTGCGTTGTAGGTGACAGTCGCGGCCGTCCAATCGGGGCCACCGGCTACGATTGCGCGAATCGCAGTTTGCAGCGTTGCGGCGATGTTCGAGAGGGTCGTCGCGCTGGAAAAGTTGAGGCCGGTCACGTCGGCGGTATAGGCCCCGAGGGTCAGCTTAAACGAACCCGTGGTGATGCCGGTGAATTGCGAGACGGCGAACACCTTCGTCGCGCCGTAAATGTGCGCGGCGGCTGCGGCGTCGGCCCAGCGCGAGAAACTGATTTTCTTCGGTGCCGTGATCAGCTTCGAAATGAAGCCGAAGTAAAACACCGCGCGCAGGTATTCGGGCGAGGTCGAACCGAAATAGGTCGCAACGTCGGTTGCATTGTCCATTTCGATCACGGTTTTTTCGGGCACTCGCGTCGAAGTGGTGAACAAACGCAAGATCAGGTCGCGCAGGCGAACCCCAACGCCACCGCCGACACCCGACGTAATATCGACGTATCGCTTGAAACTTATCGCCATGATCGTTACTCCTTCAAAAATTTACAGTTGGCAAAATGCCATTGTTTCATGGCGGCCAGTCCGCCCATTTTCCCGCAATGCGGGCACTCTACCAACGAAAATTTACGGCCCGTCCGAGTTTGCGACATTTTCCGTTTTGTTTCGTCGGAGTGCTTCGCCCCTAGTTTTGCTCGGCCGATATTTTTTCGCCCTTGCTCACTAGTGACCGTGCCTTTCCTGTTTGCGTTTCCTATTTTACCGAGCGCAATTCTTTCTCGGTGCCACGGGCTTAACTTCTTTCCCGTTAGGGCCTTGCGAATGCGCGCCCTAATTTCCGGGTCGGCAGGATCAAAAAGGCAACCGTCGGTCTTGTTCAAAAAACAATCACGCTCTTTTGCGCGGTTTGCTTTCAGCAAGAAAATTTCATGCTCAAGAGCGGCTTTCTTACTGTCAAAAACTTGCCCAATTTCGATCACATCAGGTTCGCCATGTTCTTTTCGAAAACGTTTGACATATTTCGAGCTTGTGAAATAGCTCGACCAAAGATCGGACGGGGCGCAATCTTTGGCCCATCGGCTACCGATGTACCATTTATCTGCCGCCGACCATCCGATCAAGTAAGTAAAAGCCATGTCAAACCCGGCTTACATTTGCGTCGTATGTCACCACGGCCGGTAGCGTGGCGGCAATTTCTCGTTTGTGGGTCAACACTACGTCGAATGTCGGCACTGCCTCGAATCGGTCGCGGTCGTCCACAATGTACGGGTTTCGAACATCCGTTACCCGAAGAATCCCCGCGCCTGCCGCCCGAAAGGCCGTCAAGATCGCGTCGCTTTGCATGATACCCGAAACGATGTTGAGAATGTCGGATTCGGTGAGGCTCGTCACGTCGGCCGCGTCCTGCGGTATCCATGCCGAAAGCTGGTATGTCGTTTCGTAGGGTTGCAACTCAGTGTGCCGCATGGTTTGCGCGGCGGCGTCCCACACGTCAAAACGCCCGGGGTGCCCGTACCGATGGTCGCCGATCTTGACGAAATAGACGAACGGCCCCGAGGCTGCGCCCTGTTGCGTTTGCTGATAGTTGCGCGCCAGCTTGACGCCGTTCAAGCGAATGTCGGCCGTCATGGCATCGCGCAAAGGCCCCATGAAAAGGGCGTTCAATTCTTTGTCGTTCATGCTGGCACCTCGACGCACAAGAGTTTGCGCCACCCATCAACGACGCCCCAATTCATATCGGATTCGCAAAGCCACACCTTGCCGCCGAAGGTTATGCGGTCGCCCTCGCGGTCGCGTGCCGTGGGTTGCACGTTGGCTTGCGTGTAAAGCTGCGAGTAATTCTTGGCGAGGTTCAAGCCCAACTCTTGATAGAGTTTTTTATTCACCGCTTGCATACTGCCTTGAATGGCCACGGGGGCCGCGTACACGCTCACGAAGTCGCCCGCGCTATTGGGCTCACGCGAGACGAACGCCTCGTGGCTCAAGGTTTGGGGCTGGATCACACGCAAGGCGATGCCCAAAAGGTTAGCGCCGGGGATGTTCATTTTTTGCCCGTCTCCGAAGTGAGAGTGTTCAAGAGTATGCCGGTATCGACAAGCGGTTTCGCGATGGTAGCTTGCGCACCCGCGCCACCGTTGGCGAGCCGACGTTTGCGTGCGTCGATTGTCGCTTGTTTCAGGGGCGGCGATTGTATTTTGGTGATCGTCTCGCGCACATGGCCTTCGGCCGCCAACGCGACGGCCTCAATCACGCGGCCCGGTTCGATCTTGCCTTGCGCGGCCGCGCGGCTCACTTGCTCGACGGTATCGGCCCACGACTCGCGCTTTTCCGTGGCCGTGGTGCGAAAGAACGAGCGCGGGGGAACACCTCGGGCGGGACTGCCAAATTCCTGCACGGCCGCGATACCCGCGACGGGCTGGCCGCCCTCATACTTGGCCGACGGGAACCAGCCGACCCGAGCTTGCGCGCCGTCGAGGCCCTTCACCGTTTGGCGAAGCGCGTCGATCTTGCCAGCCTTGCGCGTCACTCGCATTTTTAGAACACCCCGCCGACCTTGCGGAATGCCGCGCGCTCGGGCAGGCCGCCGACGAAGAAACCGCCCACACTCAGGGCGTCGAGTAGGGCGATCAATTGGGCACCGTAGGGGGTCGTATTGAGCCACCAGCGCCATTGCCCGCGCACGGGCGGGGGTTGCAGGGTGATCGCCACGCTATCGACTGTGGCCCCCGTTACGATCCCGACTTGGCCTTGGTAGCCGTTTTGCGCAATGATCACCCCGAGCGCCAAAAGGTGCGCCGTCATGAGGTAGAGGGCTTGCGTTCGGGCCGCCTGCGTCATGTCCCCGTAAGTGTCGGGCGTGATATGGACGCACGCCACGCCGAATTGCGTTTGCACCAGCGCGTCGGGAAACTTTGCCGTGTCGGCGAATTGCGGAAACTGCGCGCGGAATGCGGCAAGGTCGAGTGTGATTGTCGTCATGGTAGGTCCTCAAAGAGAAAGGGCCGAGACGATCAACGCCCCGGCCCTCACATTGTAGGCAAAGCCCGGGGGCTTTACTTTTTCTTTCGCGTGGACGCGGCCGGGGCGTCTTCGTTTTCAGCACCGCCGACCGAGGCGGGCAACTCAGCGTCGGCCAAACCTTCGGGAACAATGGGCGCAGAATTGTCGCGGCCGGTCATGTCGGCGGCGGCCTTTTCGGGATCGACATAGCCGCCCGAGATTTCGACGAAACCGTTTTTCTCGTGCAGTTGGAACAACACGTTCGCGCGCAGGTACTCGCCTTGTTCCTCGGTGATTTCAGTCACGACGCCACGGGGGGTAATGAAACGGTCGTTCGCGACGCCCGCGCCGCCCTTGACCAGTACGGGAGGCAATTCGATAGGCA